TGCTCGAGTGGGCTGCGTGGCGGGCGCTGAGAAACCACGATGCAGACCTTGAGTCCATGTCGAAGGCTAGCGCTCACAAAAAACGCTTCAACGAGACGGTGGAAGAACTGTCACGTCAGGCGAAACGACTCCTTGCACAGGACGTACAATTCGCTCCTAACTCACACTGGAGGTAACGGCCGTGGCGTTTGTTTATGACCCGAGAACAGGGCAGATGGTAGACGACGGGCGCCCGATCAACGTCGGCCGCTCCCTCGTGGACGCAGCGGTGGGTGCGTACACCGCAGTTCCAGCGACCGCGCTCGACGCCGCCCGCCGCGGCGTCACCTCCCTGGTAGGTGGTGACCCTAATACTCTGCCCGGTGGCCAGGACTTCTACTCGTCGAGAGCCTTCGGCACCTTGGACCAGGGGCTGTCGAACTTCGCTGAGGCGAACGCTTCGCTGGGGCGCAACATCCAGCGTGGGGTGTTAGGCTTGGTCGGTGCCCAGCCGGCCGCTGCGCCCCAGACGCCCCCGCTGCAGGCCAGCGCCCCGGCTGCGGCTCCTGTTGCTACGCCCACTGCGGCCCCCGTCGAAGCGCCAAACATGCTCGGTCAAGGCGACGTCAACGCGCTGAACGCCCAGATAGCGACGTCCCTCGCCGGCCTGCGTCCAGAAGGCGGCATCATGCAGCCCGCACAGCGTGGGGTGTACAGCCAGCAGAACACCACCCCGGTGGCCCCGCGCACAAACGGCATCAACTTCGGCTTCGGCGTGGGCGGTCAACCTACGGCGCAGCAGTACCTGGCGCAGATGCAGGTGGTAGACCAGCAGCGCGCTCAGGCGCGTACCAACCGCGAGGCGCAGAACAACCTGCAGTACGCGCAGGGCGAACTGTCGAGCGCTCGCACCCCCGGTGAAATACTGCGCGCAAGGCAGCTTGTATCCGCGGCTACGCCGATGGCTACCCAGCAGGCGGAGGCAGCGGCCCAAGGTGCCCAGCTCACTCAGCGTGGCCAGGTCGAAACGCAGCTTGCTGAACTGCAGAACGCAGGCGCCCTGACCAGGGCGGAACTTGACGCCCAAGCCCGCCTCGCCTCGGCCGACCTCACCGGCCAGTACGGCCTGGCAGGGCGGCAGGCGGCAGCTGAGGCGACCCTCGGTGCCGCACGCCTGAAAGAGGGCGGGGCCACCAGTCAGAACGCGGCAGCACAGGCGCAGTTGAGGCAGCTGCAGCTCCAACTCGCTCTGGACCAACTGGGCGCGGGCGACTTGGACGCGGCGGCAAGCATCGTCACCGGTAGTGGGCGACCGAACCAGCGCATCGCCTTGGACATGCTGCAGAACCCGATCGGCACCTATGACGCAGCTGGCAACCTGATACCGTATACTCCTGCGCAACTGGAGGCATACCGCCAGGCATCGGGACTAGCACAGGGGAGATAAACAGTGGCCACGTACGCCGAGATCGTAGCACGCGCAAGGCAGCTTCAAGAGGCGCAACGCGCGCAGCGTGAGGCGGACGCGGCGGCAGCGGCCCAAGCTGCAGCTGAAGCGGCGGAGGCCAGTCGCTCTAACACCTGGGGCGAGGCGCTCAGCAACGTGCCGATTCAGCTGCTAAGCGGCGCTGTCGGCCTCGGCCAGGCGGCGTACGGCCTGGGCAACATAGCCACGCTGGGCGTGCTCGACCGGGTGGCGGGGCTTTCTGACAACTTCCAAGAGACGCAGCAGACCATATCTGGGTGGCAGTCGGCGCCCACCCAACGTGCCGCCCAGAACGTATCGCAGGCGTTCGTCGACGAAGGCGTACTCGCTGGTCTTGGTGAGGCGGTAACCTCCCCAGCTTTCTTGCAGCAGCTCGTTGTAGGCAACCTCCCCTCGCTGCTGCCCGGCGCCGCAGCCGCCCGTGCCGGGGCTGTGGCCGGCGCTGCGAACGCTACGGCCCGTGGCCTTCAGGGCCAGGCTGCACAGCAGGCCGCTAGCCAGGCATCGCAGCGCGCCCTTGGTCGTGCGGTAGGTGGCCAGGTAGGCGGCGCAGTCAACGTCGATACGATCAACGCTATCGAGGCGGAGGGTGGCAGCGAGCTGCAGCAGCAGCTGGGCGGCATTGGCGCCGGCGTACTTGCGGGGGTGGCGGCCCCTGCGCTCATGCGTCTGACGGGCGCCGGCGCCTTGGAAGCCGCTGCAGCGAACGCATTGCCGGGCGGGGCTGCACTCGGCGTCACTGGCGGCATAGCGCGCAACGTACTCGGCGGTGCCGGCCGAGAGGCAGCGGAGGAGTCTGCGCAGTCCGCGTCCGAGCGCATCGCACAGAACCTGTTCACTCCAAACACAGACCTGTTCGCCGGCGTAGGCGAGCAGGCCGCGCTTGGCGGCTTGGCTGGCGGCCTGCTGGGTGGCGGCATGGGCGGCGTTATCTCGATGGGAGACGTTCGCACCTCCGCGCGCACTCCGCTCGGGCAGAACCTACGGGACGAGTTGCGCGCGGCCAACGCCGAGCTTGGCAACCCACTCACGCCGAGCGGCCTGGGAGATTCCCCGGTCGAGGATATCGACCTCGGTGCTACGTCGCTACCTGCTGAGGAGGTCGACCTCGGTGCTACGCCGCTGCCGGGTGAAGGCTTGCCGCTGCCGGCGGTCGAGGAGCTGGCTGTAGAGGAAGTGGCCCCTGCCGCGGCCCCGCTCCGCTCGCTATATGACATAACCGGTCGCCAGCCGCAGGTAGCCCAACCGACTCCGCCGCTGATGGAAGTGGAGGAGGTAGCACCCCCGCCACGTGGTGGGCTACTCGGCGTGTTGGACGCACAACGCAGCCGCGGAACACTGGGCGGCACTGACCTGTTCGCCGGCCCGCTGCCCGCCGAGGGAGCATTTCCGCAGGTGGTCGACGCCGCGCCGAGCGAGTCTGCTCCGGCACCAGTGCCCAAGGCACAGCAGGCGATCGACTTCGACGCGCCGGCACCCACGTGGAAGAAAGCCCTCGTGCGCGACCTGGGGCTCAAGCCGCAGCACTTCCGAGGGCAAGCGTGGACACAGTTCGAGAAGGCAGCACAGGCAGCTGGCGTGGACCCGCTCAGCCCCAACGCGGCTGAGTTTCTCACTCAGGTAGGCAGAGACCTCGGCGGCGACCCGGCCACCGCGCCGCTGTTCGTGGCGAAGCTGGTCGAGAAGTACGGTCAGGCCGCGCCGGTAGAGGCGCCTGCCGCCAGCACCGCCGAGGCGCCTCCTCAGATGACGTTGGGCGAGGAGATGAACCAGCAGGCCACTATTGACAGCGCGCCCGTGGCAGACGACGGGCTGAACAACGAGATGGACGCTGTCGCTCCTACGCAGGGTGCGGAACCTGGCGACCGTGGCTCGGCCACGCCAAAGATAGACGCTTGGCTAGGCCGATTCCGCGCGCAGTCCGCCGCCCGCGAGGCCGCAGAAGCGCCGGAGTTACCCCGCGTCACCGGCTCCAAGCAGGTGCGCGGCGGGTACACAGACGGTGGCACCTACTACGAAGTGAGCCTGAGCGACGGGCGCAGCGCCCGCGTCTTCCGGCAGCAGGGCGACGGCGGGGTCATGCTCAGCGGGTGGATACTGTCCGAGGTGGATGGTCAGGCCGTGGGTGGTAACCAGGGCGTGTACCTCGGCGAGACGAAAGCAGAGGCACTGCGCGAGCTACCGAACCGGATACCGGCGACCGCCCCTGTCGCCACGGATTTCAACCAGCCGCAGGCGCTCAACATCGACCAGACCATCCAGCGCAACCTGCGTCTGGACCCCACGTCCGACCCCTACACGGCGACTGTCGACGCTTACGCCGACTTGATCATGGACGCGAACAGTTCCGACATGCTGGACGAGTACTTTATAGCGATCAAGAACCACCCGGGCTGGGCCAAGCTGAAGCCGGCGGATCAGGACACCCTGACCAACGACTTCAATCTGCGGTACGACGCACTGGAGAATGGCACCGCTCGCTTCGACCGGGCGCCTGCCGGCGAGCGCGGCGGCAAGGCCATGGACCTGACGGACTTCAGCATGTACGTGGCTGCGGCCAACCGCAACCGGGCGGACGGTTCCCCTGAGATCGTGCCGGTCGAGACGGTGGCTGACTTCGAAGCGCTGACTCGCCATGCCGCCCCAGGCGACGCCCGTGGGGTGTACGCCGACGGCCAGGTGTACCTGATCCGCGAGAACATACCCGACGTCAAACAACTCGCCATGACGCTAGCGCACGAGCGCGGTCACCAGGGGCTCGACGTACTGCTGGGCGACCGCCTGCCAGCCGTAGTCAACCGCCTGTGGACGAACGCCGCTACCCGTGAGCGGATCAAGGCCAAGATGAAACTGCTCGGCAACGCCAACCCGGAGGCCGGTGGCATGCGCCGCCTGGCAGCCGAGGAAGTGCTGGCCGACATGCTGGCTGGCGGCGAGAAGGTCAACGGCGACGTGATCACCAAGGCGCGCTCTGCCGTCGACAACGCGTTCTCTGCCCTGCTCGGCATCTCCAACCTGAAGATGACCAACGCAGAGGTAGACGCCCTGCTGCGCGACACCGCTTCGGTAATTCGCGGCGCCAGCCCGGCGAGCGTGGACATGAAGCGGTCACACCTGCAGGGGCTCGAGTTCGCCATGACGAACCCCAACGAGTTCGTAGACGGGGACCCGCGGTTCTCTCGCGCCGTGGCCGATCTGGACGAGGTCATCACCTCCGCGACCGCCGAGGCCGACGGCACCAAGCGCAACGTGGCAGACGTCGTGAAGGACACGGGCGCGTCGGCTCTCCAGTCTGTGCGCAGCATCGGCACAGCCACCGCGGCGGACAAAGCCCGCAAACTCGCGCTGGACACCGTACCGCTCAACCAGTTGGCGAACCTGTACGACAAGTTCTTCGGCGGTCAGCTCGGCGAGTTCGCCCGCCTGAAGCGCACCAAGGAAGCGACGTTTAATAAGCTCATCACCGCCGGCAAGTCTCTGAACTACCACGGTCAGGACATGGGCGAATTGTCGCCGATGGCTACGGCTAACCAGATCAAGGCGTTCGCGCAGAAGAACCCGAAGCGCATGGAGGCGTGGAACCAACTGCAGCAGGTGGGCACCCTGTACCGCTTGTGGCCAGACCGCTCGATGGAGCAGCAGTCGCAGCTCAACTACGCTGAGACGAACTTCACTCAGGCTGAGCGCGAGCAGGCGCATAAGGACCTGACCCGTCTGTGGAAGTCGGTCGGCACCGAGGGGCAGCAACTCTACAAGGAGACGCAGGCGCTGTACTCCTCCTTGTGGAACGCTCGCTTCAATGCGCTGCGCAGCGAGATCGCCCGCGTCTACAAAAGCGACGGTCAGACCGACGCCGAGTTCTATGCCAGTGACAAGTTTAAGTCGCTGTACGGCGACCGAATCGAGTCAGCCATGAACAAGATGCGGACTGGTCCGTACTCCCCGCTCCAGCGGTACGGCGACTACTTGGTAACCGTGCGCAGCAAGGAAGGCAAGGTCGAGTGGTTCTCCGGCCACGACACCATCGAGGAGGCCAACGCTGCCCGCGCCGAGCTGCTGGCAGGCGACTACGCCGACACTGGGGCCTACTCTGTGTCGATGCCGACGCTGCGCCGCGAGCACAACTGGGAGCTGGACGGTATCAGCCAGCAGACGATCCGCGCCATCGAGCAGTCGGTGGATGGCATCGTCTCGCAGAGCGCAGACCCGCAGCTGCACCGCGCGATCCGCGAGGGCCTGGTGGAAGCCTACCTTCAGTCGCTGCCACAGTCCTCGTTCCTGCAGCACGCCAACCGCCGCAAGAACACCCGCGGCGCCACGACCAACGCGTTCCGTGGGTTCAGCGACTACACGATCAAGGCCGCCCGGAGCGTGGCCAGCCTGCGCTACGACGGCCAGATCAGTGAGAAGCTGGTGCAACTGCAGGAGACGGCCACTCAGGGTGCTAACGACGAGAGTGGAATCAAGCGCCAGCGTGTACTGGAGGCCGTCAAGCGCCAGCACGCCGCGTCCATCCAGACCGAGCGCTCACCGGTAGCAGACGCCCTGAGTCAGGGTGGCTTCCTGTGGTTCATGTCGTCGCCGAGCCAGCTGATCATCAACGCCATGCAGACCCCGATGGTAACCCTACCTCGCCTGGCTGGCAGCTACGGCAACGCCGCTGCGTTGCGGGAGATCAAGCGGGCGCTTTCCGACTTCACAAAGAGCCGGGGCAACCTGCTCGGCGAAAAGTCGACTCTCGACGTGGGCAGCGCAGAGCGCAAGGTACTGCAGGACTTGTTCGAGCGGGGCACCTTGGACTTCACCCTGTCCCACGACATGGCCAGCCTGGCCAACGGCGAGACAGGCGTGACCATGTCCAGCCACTGGCGCCGAGTGCTGGAAGTAGCCGGCACGTTCATGCACAAGTCGGAGGTGTTCAACCGCCAAGTGGTGGCGCTCGCCGCCGCCCGCCTGGAGATGCAGAAACGCGGTGTAGGCCACAGTGTGGACGGCCAAGCCCTGACAGACATTGCTGACATTGCTGACTCCGCTACCCTCACCACGCAGTTCGACTACAGCCAGTCGAACAAGCCTACGATCATGCAGGGGCCGTGGCGCAAGGTGATCTTCCAGTTCCAGCAGTACCGCGTGAACATGCTGGCCATGATGGGCAAGGACATTCGGGACAGCTTCAGCGGCACGCCAGAGGAGAAGGCCACAGCTCGCCGCGCCCTGGCGTGGATGCTCGGCACCCAGCTCGCCCTGACCGGCGCCGTTGGCACCGTCTTGGCACCGATGGCGTTCTTCATCGCAGACCTGTTCCGTGACGACGACGATCTGCTGGACAGCCGCACTGACTTCGTCCGGTCTACCCCGCAGATTCTGGCCCACGGTCTGCTGTCCGGCGCGCTCGACCTGAGCCGGGTAGGAGCGGACGGACTGGTTACCTTCGGCGGGCAGTACGCACCGACTGACGCCAGCGCCAAAGAGATGTTCCAGTTCTACGTGATGCAGAACATCGGGCCGTGGGCTGGCCTCGGCGCGAACATCTTCACTGGCATCGAGAAGGCTATTGCTGGTGACCACGTAGCCGCCGTCAAGAACTTGGCTCCGGCCGGTATCCGTGACGTGTACAAGGCGTTCTTCGAAGGACAGCAGGGCGCCAAGGACAGCCGGCAGATCGTGTACTACGAGCCCGGTGTGTGGGACACCGTCACTGGCGCGATGGGCCTGCGCAGCGGCGGTCGCCGCGAGGCGGAGGAAGTCCGTGGGGCTACCTACGAAGCGTCCATTCGGGCGCAAACGCTCAAGCAGCGGTACTTGGGGCGCCTAGCCTTGGGCCACGCAACCAGCGATCAGGACATGATCAACGAGGCGATGGACGCCATCCACGAGTGGAACTCAAGTTTCCCCGACATGGCGGTTAAGGGCTCTGACCTTCGCCGGTCTATCGTTACTCGGGTACGCTCCCAAATCAACGCAAGCCAATACGGGGCAGCTACTTCACGCGCCCCGGCCCGCTCCATACAGGAACAGGTTGGCACGTGGTAGCATTGTGCAAGCACACGAACAAGGAGCTTCGCCGTGGACTTACTTGACCGAGCATTGCGCTTTCTGGAGGGCGCATTGTCGTGGGGCCACCTTGGACTCCTCGGCGCATTTGGCGGGATCGCCAACTTCTACTACTTGAACGCAACCAAGAACCGCAAGTTCGTATGGGGTGTCCTTGCTGCGAATGTGATCCTTGCAGCCTTCCTCGGAAAGTCTCTCGGCGGGATGATTTCGGAGGAGAACGAATTCAGGGACAGTATTGTGATGCTACTTGGCTTCTTTGCGTTCCCGGTAGTCCACGCGCTGGAGGCCAGGTTCATCGCATTCTTAGACCGAACGTTACCCTTTGGGAGGTAACCCCATGATCCTTGTGTCCGTAGTAACTGCGTTGATCCACCTGTTCGTCATAGCCAGGTCGGTGGTGTTCTTTCGCACCGCCGGCACTGTGCGGGAGAGCGACAAGACCGCAGTGGCTTCGATCTGCATGCTCAGCGTTCTGTTCCTCCTGGCAACGTCTTTGGCGTGGATGGAACACCCACCACTCGGGCAGGGCCAGCTACTCAGCGGGCCTATGTTCTTCGCATACAACCTGGCAGTGGCTATCGTATTCCTCGGCCAGATTCAGATGGTTACTTCGCGCAGGGCGTCGCACGCATGCCAGCAGCACTGATCCGCCTCGCCCCGTACCTGGCGGCCCTGCTGCTGGGGGCTGTCGGGGCGTGGTACATCCGGGGCGGTATCGCCGACGGCGACATAGCTGACATAGAGCGCAGGCACAACAAGGCTCAGTCCGAGCTGCAGGCGCAGGTGGAAGCGGTGGAAGCAGCAGGTCGTAAGAACCGCGCCGAGTCGACCGCCAGACTGGACGAGGTAGAGAAAGCAGCCACCGTGGACGTTCAGTACGTAGACCGGGAGGTCATCCGATATGTCACCAAGTACCGCGACCGCATGTGCCCTGTTGATCCTGAGCGCGACTTTGACTGGGTGTGCCTCTACAACCGGTCCCTCGGTCTACCCTGCCCAGTGCCCGAAGCCGGAGCAACCGGACGATAGGCTGATGCAGGAGCCCTGCCGGTACGTGGAGTTGACGCCAAGCATGCAGCGTACCGAGGCGGAAGCGGCTATTGTATCCAACAATCAATGTGCGAGGCAGGTCAGGGACCGCTACGTCGAGCTGCAGCGCTGGCTGCGTGGGAGGGTGGAGTGAGCAAAATCGACCAGATCATAAACAACACCATCGGCAAGGAGGGGCGGTACTCGAACCACCCCAACGACCTTGGCGGCCCCACTATGTGGGGGATAACTCAGAAGGTAGCCCGAGCTAACGGCTACACCGGCGACATGCGCGCCCTGCCCCGCACCGAAGCGGTTCGTATCTTCCGGCAGGAGTACCTCGTCGCCCCTGGCTTCGACCGCGTCATGCTCCTGTCCGAAGCGATCGCCGAGGAGCTGTTTGATACCGGCGTGAATATGGGTGTGGAGATCGCGGGTGGATTCCTACAGCGAGCGCTCAACGCCTTCAACCAGCAGGGCAAGCTGTATCCAGACCTGAAGCCAGACGGCGTGGTCGGGAAGAACACCCGTGACGCTCTGGCTGCCTACCTGAAGCACCGCGGACGGGACGGCGAGGTCGTGATGCTGACGGCGTTGAATGCCTTCCAGGGCGAGCGCTACGTGTACCTCTGCGAGAAGCGCGAGAAGAACGAGGACTTTGTCTTCGGTTGGTTCCTACACCGAGTGGTTATCTGATGAAGTACGCCCGTCCAGACCCCGAGACCAACCAGCGCTATGACCAGTGGCCGCTCGGCGCCAACAACGTAGCCGCCCCGAATCGGTTGCCAGAAGGGTTCGTCCGCGAGATGCACAACCTCGTCCCACATGCGGACGGAATGCCGCGCCTGCGCCCCGGCTACGACCGGCTGGTTGAGTGCGCGGACTGCCGGTTCGCTGCGGTGGTTGGTAGCAAGGTAGTCTTTGTCGACGGGGTGGATGTGTACGCGCTCGACACTGCAACGTCCGAAGTCCAACTCCTCGGCCAACTCTACAGCGCCGCCCCTGTCACCGGCGCCGTTTTGGCAGGTCGGCTGTACCTGTGCTCGGCGACTGACAGCGTCCGCACGGACGGGCAGACACTGCGCCAGTGGGCGGTCCCGACACCAGCTGCGGACGTCGAGGTCATAGACGGGCACCTGCCGGCCGGTCTGTATCGGTTCGCGGTGACCGCCATGGGGGACGACGGGGAGGAGTCTGCGGCACAGATGATCACGGTCCAGCTCGCTGAAGGTAAGGCGGTACGGTTGACTTCTGACGACCCGCGACTGCTCCGGGTGTACACCTCCGTGGTAAACGGCGAGGCGCTTTACTACCAGCAGCTGCTCGTGGGTGGGGCAAGCGCCGTCACCGCGGTGCGCGACGACACCGAGACGCTCACCACCTACGACCTGGCCCCGTTCCCCACCTGCGACGAACTGAAAGCCCACCACGGCGTGCTCGTCGGGAGGCTTGGGCGGTACGTGATGTTCACCTCGCCGATGTACCCGCACCTGATGGACCCCGTTGCTGGGTTCTTCCAGTACGGAGCCCCCGTGACCTTAGTGGCGCCGACGGATGGTGGGGTGTATATTGCCGCGGACAAGACTTATTTCATCACAGGCTTAGAGACGGCGGAGCCGGTCCAGCGGGTGGTGTCGGAGGTAGGGGCAGTGGAAGGGTCAGCGACCGCGTTGCCAGATGGAAGCGTAGCGTGGTTTACCAAGTACGGGCAAGCCATCGGTTCACCTTCTGGCCAGATCGCCTTACCCATGCAACGCAACTACGCGCCCGACATAGCCGCCAGAGGTGCCGCTGGGGTGGTGGAACATGACGGGGTGCAGATGGTGGTTACCTCCATGCGCGGAGCCGTCGACCGAAACAACCTGGCTACCGGCGACTTCGCTGACCTAGAGGTGGGACCATGAACAAAGACACACTGAAAATCCTTGGTTTCCGCTACGAGCTGGAGATCGTGGACCTCGCTACTGGGGCCGTTGTGGACCGCGAGGTGCAGTACAACCGCATCCCACAGGCTGGCATCGACTTCCTTATCCAAGCCCCATTCGGCGACACCCCACCCGTGGCCAACTTCTACTGCGGGCTGTTCACGAAGAACTTCGTGTCCAGCGCCGGGACTACCGCGGCGGATATCCCGGTGAACATGGGTGAGTTCGTGAATTATAGCGAGGCCACTCGGCCCCTATGGGCGCGCACCTACGACGGGGCTGGGACCTACGACAACTTCGCCAACAAGGCGGTGTTTACCCCCACCCAAGACGCAACAGTGTACGGTTCGTTTATTGTGTCCAACCAGACTAAGGGCGCCAACTCCGGCTTGCTCCTGTCGGTGGTTCGATTCTCCACGGTGAAGTCGCTGTCCGCGGGGCAAGAAGCCCGGCTGGTGTGCGGCCTGACCTACATCCCAACCAATGTGATCTAAGAGGCTCGACATGGCTCTCAAATATAGCACTGCACTGCGGGAGGGCTTGGCCGTAGGCGGCTCGCTCCGTTCGCTGATCAACAACTCCCTGGTCCGCATCTACTCCGGCACCATCCCTGCCAACGCTGACGCCGCACTGGGTAGCGCGGTGCTGCTAAACCAGATCAGCGCCGGCGGCACGGGCACCCCGCTGACGTTCGAGCCCACTGCGCCTGGTGGGTTGCTACGCAAGTCGGTGGCAGAGAACTGGACTGGAAACAACGTGGCTGGCGGCACGCCGTCGTTCTTCCGCTTGGTACTGCCTGCTGACACCGGCAACGCGTCCGCCACCGAAGTGCGCATCCAAGGCACCTGCGGCGGCCTGGGCAACGACTTGGTCATCACCGAGCTGCCACTGGTAGAGGCGGCCCCGCAGTCGTTCGAGTTGTTCCAGCTGGCCATACCGGAGCAGTAACCCATGCCGAACCGCCTCTCGAAGGTGCCCGTCGCCACGTACGTGCCGGCGGTCAGACCGGTGCAGGGGCGGGCAGCATACTGCACAACCCAGAAGGTGCTGGTCGGGTACACCTCGTTAAGTGGGGGGAGCCTGTTCGGCTCCTCTCCGGCCCCCTCCGGTACGAAGTTGACATACCTCCCGCCGGACCCGACAGACCCCACGTCAGGCGGAGCGTGGGTCCCATCCTCCCTGCTCAGCGGCCAGTACGACGGCGTGAGCCAACCTATTGGTGGCGGCAGCGTAGCCTCTAAGTTGCAACCGCAGTACCGCGACGTGACGACGTGCTACCCGGCCGTCAACGCCGTAGCTGGTTCGCCCGCGCGCATTGACTACTCGGCCCAGACAGGTTGGAACGCCGGCGCTAGGAGTCGAGCGCCGGTCCCCAGCTTCGGCGCGTTCTCCGGCCAAGTGGTCGCCTCGCTGGTGGCCACTCAGTTGGGCTTGGCCGACGCGTTCTTCGACCACACCTACGGGTACATGACCCACTCCATCGTGGCCCGGCCAGGAGAATGGGCAGTGGTAGAGCGCGGGATCACCAAGGCCACTGGGTCACTCCCCGCAGAAGCCAGGCTCGAGGTACGCCGTCTGGGCGGTAAGGTTGTGTACCTCGCCAATGGAAACGAACTTTACACGTCAACCAGCTTGTCGCTCGGCGAAGTCTACGGCGCGGTACTGCTGTACAGTCTGTCGGACGCAGTAGATGACCCAGTCATAGCCTCATTGGCCCAGGTGGCGTACTTCCAAGGCGCGCTGCCGATGTGGCGTATAGCCGCGGCTGATACGGCGTCGCTGTCGTTCATGGACGCCAAGGCGCCTGTGTGGCAACTGGCGGCCCAGCTGTCCCGAGTCCGTGGGGTCATGTCCTTGGACGCGACGTTGCCTGCTATCGAGATGATAGGCGGCGACCGCCAGCTGGCGTACCTGAAGCGGACGCTGCCGATGGCGAGGCTGGAAGCCAGGCTTGGGCGCAAAGAGCGGGTAGTGTCCCAACTGTCTGCGATGCTCCCGCCGTTGGTGCCGTCGATGACCTTGGTGTCTGGCGGCTCTATGCGGCTCGACTACGCCCTACCCATGGCGCTCATCGCCGCTGCACCTCGACCGTACGCGTTCCTCAACGCTGAGCTGCCTTTCCGTCTGCGGCTGACGACCACTGAACCGTACATGCCGAACGGCGAGATAGACGGTATGGACGCTATGTTCGGCTTCGACGCAGCCTCTCTGGACTCGGCACTACTACTCCTGGCTATGGACTCCCTCGGCGTCAGCACCGAAGCCAGCCTGGTTATCGTCGTCGATCTAGTGGGTATGGATTCTCTGGCGCTGTCCGACAGCGCTACGCTGGGGCAACTGGTCGAGATGCTGGCGATGGAGCGGGTGGCCGTCGGTAGTTCCACCAGTACCGTCCAGCGCGAAGCCCTACAGTACGCAGTCAACCTCGCTACTGGTGGCGTAGCGACGCTGGACGGCTTAGGGTTCGATGGGTTCGCCCAGTCCGCTGGCACCACCTATGCGTGGCGTAGCGATGGACTGTACCGCCTGGGCGCCAGAACCGACGCAGGCGAGCTGATCTCCGCGCTGGTAGACTTCGGCACCACTGACTTCGGTACGTCCGCAGTGAAGCGCCTGGACACGGCCTACTTGGGTGTTCGCACCGACGGGCAGGTATTCGTCCGGGTGGTGGCCGACGATGGTCGTGAGCGTATCTACCGGGCCGCTGGCCAAGCCAACGTGCGCCGATCCAACCTCGGTAAGGGCGTAGCCGGCCGATACTGGAACCTCAAGCTGGAACTGGTTGACGCGTCGTTCTGCGAGGTGGACTCGATTGAGCTGTCCGTAGGGGCTACGATACGTCGTGGCTTCGGGTTGAGGGGGTAACATGGCAGACATTGATAGCAACATCGAGCAGTTATTCGACTTCGCGCAGAGCGCACTGAGTACAGCCCGCGAGCAAGCTAGTCGGATCAACAACCTGACGCCCAACATCCAGGGCGCCAACTTAAACTACGATCTGACCAAGCCGAACATGCCGCTGCCACAGGCGCTGGGCGACCTGCTGGCGCCGGACAATAGCTCATCCACGATCAAGTTCCTCAATAGCGAGGCGGAGAAGTGGCTTGACAAGTTCTTCCCCGAGCTGCAGGCGTGCCTGCGCACGTCGCCGGAGGAGTGGCTGTGTGGGATCATCACCGGGCAGAAGCCGTTCGGCCTCAGTAAGGAAGTCTTCGAGGCTATCTGGCATGACGGTCGTGACCGGGAGTACCGTGCGCGCAACACCGCAGTGCGCCAGATCAACGCCGAGTTCTCCTCCCGTGGGTTCCAACTCCCACCTGGGGCGCACATCGCTGCCGTGACACGGGCGGAGGAAGCTGCAAGCGGGGCTATCGCCGACGTCAACCGCCAGCAGATGATCCGCGACTCCGAGATCAAACTGGACCTGCTGAAGTTCGCCGAGGAGCAAGCCATCCGCCTGAAGCTGGGTGTGATGCAGGCCATGGCCGACTTCTATCGCCAGTGGATCGAACTGCCGAACAAGGACTTGGAAGCCAGTCGTATCCGCACCCAAGCCTACGGCGCGTTCCAAGACGCACTGTCCAGCTATTACCGGGTCCAGCTTGGGTTCGAGGAGCTGCGACTGCAGGCCGCTAGTCTGCGCATGAACGGCAAGCTGGATGAGTCCCGACTGCGCGTCAGCGCCGCTACCAACGATAACCGCAACGGGGCCATCGCCCAAGCGGTCAACGCGTTCGCCGACGTGGCAGCTTCGTCCTCTGCTGCAGCCTCCACGCTCACTGCAGAGGTCACCACCGGCGGCACAGCGTGATCAAGCGCACCAACTCAGCGAGCGGCGCGTACCTCCTCAAGCGCGCCGCTCGGCTGGCCAAGGAGGTACGTCAGAAGTACGGCCGCAAAACGGAAATCGTCGACGGGTTCATCGTAGAGGGCAAGCGGACCAAGGACCGGTACACGGCCACCGTCCTAGAGCCACCTGGGACGCTGGTTTCGTTCGGCGCCTTCGGGACGATAGGGGTGCACGCTACGTACGCCGCCCCGCTGCGGAGCTTCTTCGACCCCCGACGAGGCCCGTCTACCCCTGGCGCCGAAGCCCCCGAGCTTATGCTGGACGGGGTACAGCCGGAAGTGGTGGCCTTCGTGTATGGTACACCACCAGCGCCCAGCCGCAGGCTCTATACAGAGGGCACTCCGTGGGAGGGCAACGCCGGCGTTTACCACCTGACTATCACCGACAACCCAGCGGTAAGCGGGGCCACTCGACCGTACTGGCTCCAGCTGCACCACCAGCCAGCAGGGGCTGGGGACGGCCGCGCTGGGTTCGTGATGAGCGATTCCATCTTGCGGCAGATGGCGCCGGGGTACGACGTGGTGCTCCGTGAGACGACGAGCAACCAACCTGGCAGCCTCCCGATCCCGACAGGGTGCGAAGTAGGCGACTACGTGTTCGTCACTATCCAGATGATCCAGGCCCGCACGGCGCCGAGCGGTCTGAAGTCCCCCTGCAACGCAGTGTTGATGTTCCTGTTCGACAGCAAGAATGGTGGCTTCCCGTGGTGGCGGGTGTATAAGTTCGACGACGCCAGCAATCCGTACTTCCGACCGGAAGTGATGAACTGGACCGACCAGTCGGGCAGCTACTCGCTGTGGGCAGACGCCTCGGCCTCGCTGCTGCGGGTCGAGAAGTACGCCGATAAGATCGCCGTGGGGTTCATAGCCAGAACGCAGCGCGCTTATCAGGTAAGCGCCGACGACGCGAACGTCGTGCGCCTGTGGTCCGTTGGGGTCCTCACGATCCAGACTGAGCCGGAGGTGGTGAACTGGACCTACACGGACGCGTTCCACTACCCCGACGTGCGCGACGGGCAGGAGTGCCCGTTCATCACCCCCCTGGGCGCCTCGCCCAACTACTACACCTACGGCGATTACTTCCGAATCTACAACGGCAAGGTCGGTATATGGCGACAGGTGTGGGAGCGCCCGCTGACGGACCCCGACTTCGACTCGCGCAGCCAGTACCCAGAGAAGGCATGGTTCCATATCGACGGCCAGTTCGTCACGGACGCCACGACCCTTGGGTATCGTGCCGAAGGCACCACTGCGGACGATGAGACGGGGACCGGCACGTACTTCAACTCCGGCCAGTTCAACTCCAAGGCGAGCTACAACCTGTTTCTCGAAGCGTGGTATCGAGTGCCCGACGACAAGCCGGTGGTAGTGGTGGTGAACGCGTCCACCTACGCCATAACGATCGAAGACTGTTTCTCAGCGTGGTCGCCGAGCACGCTGCGCTCCGGCTTGCTGTCAGTGACGTGCTACCAGCGCGAGGTGTGGCGGGACGAAGTGTTGCTGGTGCCGGCGGGAGTTCTGGCGTTCGCGGACACCGGCGGGGAGCACCCAGTGGTGGCGCTCAAGCGCGGTGACCAGTGGGAGGAATACCCAGCAGTGAACTACGGAAGGGCCGGCGTCGCGTATACTGGAAACCCGCTGCTGACCAAGCCGTATGGCTACCTTTTCGCTGGAGACGCCCCGTGATAGACGTCCATGTTCTGACCCACGAGGGCACCCGCCAGGACTGGCTCGACCAATGCCTCGCGTCCCTGCGCGACGAGCCAGTTACAGTGCACGTGGTGGACAACTCAGGATACAGCGTCGGCGTAGGACGTGCCCGTGGGTATGCGCGCGGCAACCACCCCTACGTGTCCTACGTCGACTCCGACGACTACGTGCTGCCGGGATGCTTCGCAGCCTGCCTGCTCGGTTTGGAGGAGCACCGTAGCGTAGTGACGATGGAGCGGGTGGTACGTGGGGACTTCGTGTTCCCGACCCTGCGCCCTGGTCACGCCGCGACTGTGTACCGCCGTGCGGACGTGCTGCCTCACCTCGGGCGCTTGGCTGCTTCGCCGCACAGCGCCGACTGGAATCTGCGGCGCGTATTGAGCCCGAACCAGTTGTCATTTGAAGGGTACGTCTGGCGGGTGCATGCCGACGGCGATCACCACAAGACTGTCGACGCATTGCAGATGGAGAGTTCTGTATGGCTAACCGCCTAGTTCTTCGGTACTACCCAGTCGACGGTGACTGGAGCGAGGCCCGGTACAACTACGGGTCGTTCGGTGTCACTCTGTGGCTACAACCGAGCGCCACGTACTATAACGACTCCAACCCTACCATGGGTGACCCTAACTACCAGTGGCCGTTGAGCGGCGACTTGGTAAAGGCCAACCCGTTTGGCGACTACTGGGAGGGCAACTACGCCTCCATCGTGCACTTTGACACGTCTGATCTTACGGTCGGGCAGTACGCAGAGAAAGAAGTGCTGCTGTTCGCCCCCAACAGTCAGACGGTCCAGCCGGTCGACGACTCGGCGTTCCCCATGGACGTGATCGTCACGGGCTTGGGGCCAGACCCGCGCCCGAGCTGGGTCCTCGAAGAAGCGTGGGAGCTAGACTCACGCAGCACCTCCAGCTACGCGGGCGGGGCGTTGGAGATCGGTATCTACCGGGACGACGCGTACACGCCGCTGGCTGCGATATGGGTGGACGGTAGTTTCTTCCAGGCGCAGAGTACTGCGTGGACGGGGGCGCCTATCCCCACACCGACCGGTAACGTCAAGTTGGAGCAGGTCGACGGTAATGGCGAGAACGGCGTGCTGGTGGCCACGCTCAGCCTCGGCCCTAAGCCCTCGTTCTGGGTCAACTTGAAGCAGGCTCAGGAGGTCGGGTACGAAATACCTCGCCAGGTGTTCCCCGCCACCCTGGTGGCGTGGACCGACGTAATGATGGGGGACCGCAGGAAGATAGGCTACGAGGCTCCGTACGGCAGCCTGACCCCAAGGCAGTACACGCAGGGGGTAGGGGCCATCCAAGTCGACACGGTCACGGTCGGCCTGTTAGCTGCGCCGAACTACACACTGACGGTGTCGCTACGCCGGCTGTACCCGGATACATACGAAGGGGAATACTACACCGTCAAAAAGGCCACCCTCACTGTAGACGGGCGGCCTTTCGAGTTGGTCTTCGATGGTACGGACTATGCGAGTGTAGCCGTACCAGACGAAGTGTTCGTCGACGGGCAGACCCATCAGCTGACTTGGGAGTTTGAGTGAGCCGCGGCCATGCAGCGCTCGCGCGACGCGTCTTTCGCCCGTCGTTCGCGCTGCATGGCCTTCGCCCGCCGTTTGGCCTCACGAAGTTTGAGAACGGTCACCACCGTGTCGTCCGCGTCTAACACGAACACCACGTCGTTGTCGGTTATCAAGTACCGCCGGGGCTCCCGGTGCCGACTAGGCACCACCGTGGCTGGGTAAGCCAGTAGGTATCGGACACGTTTCGACGGGCGCCTGGCAGCCGCCAGTTCCTCGCGCAGGCTCAGGCAGGGGTGGCGTTCCCGCCACCTCTCCAGTGCGTGGTTCGTGACCCTCACGGCGTGGTCGCCTGAGCGGGCTGAACCTGTGGCTGCTGCGGTACTGCGGCCACATCACCTACCCCTGCGAGCGCCGGGGCGTTGGCGTCAAGCAACCAGCAGATCGTCTGCGCTGTCCGGTAGATTGTGTCCCGACCCAGCACGATGCGAATGTCCTTGGCCTTCAGCACACCGGAGTTCAGCAGCTCCCGCTGGACGATGTTCGCGTCCATCTGGGCTTTGGCACAGAACCGGCGGAAGTCAGCCCGGTCGATGAACAGCCGCCCAGTGTGGCGCTCCAGGCGGATCCGCAGGCGGTCGCTGGTGGGGGCGTTCTGCACCTGCGCCAAGCCGGCGCCGTTCGCGTCGCTGGTCAGGACGATCATGCTGCGCATGTTCGAGTTGATGTACTCGGACACCATACCGATAGGGCTGCGGGTGTTCTCCTCGACGTCTGCGCGCATGTTGTGGATAACTCGGATGGCGAACTGGAACAGCCGTCCCACGTCAGCGTTGGTCAGCCCACACTGGTTGGCCAGTTCGAACCCCGTCAGCACGCACGCCACGCCGGCCGACCAGAACCGCTCGCCACTGGAAACCCTGGCCGCCGTATCCACCTCGCGCACCCAATGCTTGACGCGCTCCTTGGCCCACTCCTGATTCAGCATGACGTGGCGGATGTACGGCTCGCCGGCGACGCCGAAGTTCTCGAAGATCAGCCCGCCCGGACCCCAGAACTGGTCGGCCTCGGCCTTGGTCAGGGTGTTCGCCGGCACTGTGTACTCGAAGACCCGCGCTGACTCCGCCGAACTGTCCGCCTTGGCTGTGGCCAGACGAGCGTTCAGGGAGCGGTTGCCAGTCATCAGCATCATCAGCTGCCAGTTGCCGTGGTTCTGAGCCGCCTCGCCGTTCTGCTGCAGGCGCTGGCGCCCCTGGCCCTTCGACACCATGTAGCACAGGTCCGACACCATGTCGCCGTCGAGGTTGGTGTGCTCGTCATAGGTGGCTGGGAGGTTGTTCAGCACGCCCAGCTTCTGTACGAACGCCCTGGCGGTGTCGTTCTCCCGGTCGGCCCAACCCATCTTCGGGTGGCCGTAGATCGAGTTCGCCGACATGGCTGAGGACGACTTGCCCGCGCCGCGCTCGCCGATCATGGATACCAGCATGCCACCGAAGTTGGTGAAGGCGAACAGCGGCGAGGCGAACCCGACGCCGAAGCCGAACTGGTGGGCCTCCATGCCAGGGCGTTCGTACGTGGCGACGACGTGCTTCCACACGTCGAGGCTGCCACGTGGGTCCTGCCAGCTGAGAGCGTTGGTGATGTTGCGGCTGACTGACAGCGGCTCGACGCCGGTGGGTGTGATCACCCGGTCAGGCAGGATGAAGCGGTCCATCTCCGGGCGCCAGCCCAGCTGGGCGTAGATGGTGGAAGCCGCTGCGATTTTCTGGAGGTCGCGGATATAGCCGATCATGTATTGCACCAAGTCCTCGACGTGCCCCAGGTCGGGCAGCACGCCTATGTCACCCAGCAGCGTAGCCAGCTGCTTGCGGTCGTATAGCTTGCCGGTAGGAATGTCGAACTCTTTCCATCCGTCCTTCGGCAACCATCGATGAACCACCACGTTGTACCGGTTCTCGCGCTCGTCGAAGATCAGGCGCGACGGGTAAAGGTCGTACTCATAGAGCACAATGTCCTCCTCGATCCCGGCCTTATCGCCAATCGTCATAGCGATCCGAGCGGTGCCAGTCATCGGGTTCACCACCCGCTTGAACGGCGCCGGTGGGGGCGGCAGCGCGATGGCTACCGGACCCGTGGTGGTAGCCAGCTGAACCGTTGGCGGCGCCACTTGCTCGAGCTTGCGGGTCACCTGCAGCGGGGTCTTGATCTTGCCCTTGAACGGGCAGCCGTCGCACCCGCCTGGGCGGTGCTGCTCGAACGTAGCGCACAGCGTCGGTGGGAACCCGCCGTCAGCGTGTTGCTGTACCTTCAGGTCCGTCACGAACACGTCGTACGACGGGCTCTGGCGGGACATGAAGTGGACAGCCTTGGCTCCGTCCTTGGCGTGACGCAGGCAGCCGATCATGGCGTACCACAGCGGCTCCGGTACGTTGGCTTGATTGCCCGCCTGCCACGCCAGCTGCTGGCACTTGGTCACCACCTCGCGCGGGTCAGCCTGCTCATAACCAGCGCCGGCTGCAGCCGCCTCGTTCATAGCAGCGACGTTGACAGCGGCGGCAAGCGGCGCACCAGCCAGAGGGGCGCCTGCTGGCAGGATCATCTGGTGGCGTGGTTGCTGTACCGGAGGCAGCTGCATCGTCTCGACGAGGTAGGCCAGCCTGGCAAGGAACTGGTTGGTATCCACAGGACGGCTGTCCATTACCACCTGCACCGTCCGGGCGTTGCCGGTCTTCCAGTTGTGTGTGCCGACCGGACGCAGGACGCTGGCCCGATCTGCGGTGCGGGACGCGTCGGCACGCAGCCCCCAGCTGTCCGTTAGCTGCTTGAGGACCGACGCATAGTGCTGCCACTTGTCTGGGTCCAGCGCCTCGGTCAGCGGCCAATACGCATGGAAGCCACCGCCTGACGACGTGACCAGGGGCTTCGGCAGCCCCATAGCCTGGCAGAACTCGCGCAGCGCGGTGGCTGCTTCCTGCTGGGTGGCGTACGCGGTGGGGTCCGGCTTGACGTCGAGGTCCAGCCAGAACGCCTTGATTTCGCAGGTGTTGTCATGGCCAGTCTTGTGGACCCCACGGACCTTCTTGCCCAGCGCCTCGCGGTCATCCTTGCGCATGCGGGTCAGGTCTTCTTTGACCGAGCCCAGCGCGAAGAACACGTCGACCGGGTTGTCTCGGTCGTTGGCGAAAGATAGTGCGGCGGTTGCGGCCTCCTCTATAGTCTGGTATGCGAAATGCTTGAAACTTTTGACCAGCTTCCCGGTCACTTTATCTGGGAACTGGATGGGAAACAGGATCAGGTACTGGCCATTGGACGGCCAAACCAAACGGAGAAAATCTAGAGTATCCACGTGGCCTCCTATGCGGGCGAGTTGAGTCTATCAGACAGCCCGACCATCGAGTGCCCCGTGCAGAATCTCCTCCTTCTGGGTGTTCTTCTCCCGCGCGATGGCAGCGTACAGCCCGCGCTCCTTGTCGATAGCATTCAGCTTCTCGATCTTCTCGATCACTGGGTCCACCAGATAGGTGTACGCCGTGCTCGCAACGTCTTCCCCTTTGGATGCGCGCCGCGCCTCGGCCAGCCAGCGGACGGTGGTCTGGTGACTGACACCCAGGACGCGTGAGGCCGATGCGGCAGACAGCCCGTTGGCCTTGGCGAACGCTGCCAGCAGCGCCAGGAATACAAGGAATTGTTCTTTGGTAAGCATGGTATGTCCTCGTTGAGAGCGGGGCGCCGAAGCGCCCCGTCGGTTCTTACTGCGGATCGTCCCAGCCGGCGAACGCGCCGCTTACATCGCCGCCCATAACGTTCGGCTGGATCGGAGCGCCCTGCTGTGGCTGCTGCGCATTGGCGCCAGCCCACGGGTTGTTCTGATCCATGCCGGGCTGCTGCACTTGCTGCTGTACCGGCTGAGCCTGCTGAGGCTGGCCCCAGTTAGCCTGCTGAGCGGGCTGCTGTACCGGCTGAGCCTGCTGAGGCTGGCCCCAGTTAGCCTGCTGAGCGGGCTGCTGTACCGGCTGCTGCATCTGCTGCGCCTGTCCGCCCTGCTGTGCCATCTGAGCGTCACGCTCGTCGGCCAAGCGGTCCTCCTCCATCTCCTCCTTGGTGCGACGAGCCTTGCCCGGTGCTGGCTTGCCACGCTCACGCACGGCCTGGGCCGGCTGCTGTACCGGCTGCTGTACCGGCTGCTGTACCGGCTGCTGTACCGGCTGCTGTACCGGCTGCTGTACCGGCTGCTGTACCGGTTGAGTGGGCTGACCCCAGTTGGCTTGCTGCTCCTGAACTGGTTGCTGCATCTGCTGCGGCTGAGCCTGCTGAGGCTGACCCCAGGCAGCCTGCTGCGCGGGTTGCTGCGCTTGCTGCTGGACCGGCTGGGTCTGCTGAGGCTGACCCCAGGTAGCCTGCTGTACCGGCTGCTGTACCGGCTGCTGTACCGGCTGCTGTACCGGCTGCTGTACCGACTGTTGCATCTGCTGTGCCATTGCTTGGCCCGCCGGAGCCGCGAGTTGCATGGCCTGCGCTTCAGCCAAGCCAGCGATGCGCTTGGTTTCGTGGTCGTCGTACAGCTTGCTGATCACGTCCCACTCGTCGTTCTCCAGCCAGCGCTTGGGCTTGAACATGATCTTCGGATAGGTGACCTGCGGGTCGAACGCCACCTCTACTACCACCATGTTGTATCCTGCCGGGGTCGGCATGGCTGCCAGGTTGCGGACGAACCCGCCGAAGTCATTCAGCGACGCCGGCGGCACGGCCAGCTGGAACAGGGTGGCGTCGGCGTGTGCGTACCGACCGTCCGAGCCCGGGGCCATGATCGCCATGCGCTTGGTGTCCTGGCACTCCTTGCCCTTGGCGCCGGTCTGGCGGTTGATCTTCGACCCCCACTGGTTGCGCGGGCAGGCAGCGCAGGTATCGCACTGCTTCTTCGGCGAGTCAGCGCGCGGCGTGATGCCGTCGTCGCTGGAGCAATCCGGCATGCCGGCGTCTTCGTTCGGGTTCCACTCCTTCTCGTACCACGTTTTGTTGATGCCGTCGTTGACGCGCACCAGCACCATGTCGATCGAGAGGGAGGGGATGACCTGCTCCTGGCCGCCGACTACCATGCGGAAGCGGGACTGCTTGAGGCTGATCTTGTTCAGACCACCGCCGCCAGTACCGACGGCAGCGGCTGCGTTCATCGCACGGACCTGCTCCGGCGACAGCCCAGCGTTGGCGAGGAACGCTGGGGCTTGGAAGTTCTGGAAGGGAATGACGTTGCTCATGTGGTATGACTCCTGATCATGCCTTGCGTACACGGATGACGCGTTCGAAGTTGGCGGTCACACCTGGCGGGGTGTGTCCACCGTTCGCCTCCATGAACTCACGGAGGACGGTGCTGCTCACTCGAGTCTGAAGCAGCTCAGGCTGCCCACGCTCTCGGATGAAATCCATAAAGGCTCCCTTGTCTGCGATGTTGGCGCGCATCTCGGTCTGGAAGTAGACGGTGGCGCCGCCGGCCTTCACCGAGTCGACGCCCAGTTCCTGTAGCTTGCCAAGGAGGAACGAGTCCACAGTGTCCAGCTGGCTCTCCACCTCCGCCAGCTCCTTCTTGTGCCGGGCTGCGATCTCGGCCTTCAGCTCGCGGAGCCGAATGTACTCAGCTGCCGACAGCTCCAGCTCGCTCGGCGCCTGCTCAGTTGCCGGCTGTTTCTGCTCGACCTGGGAGTTCAGCCACGCTGTGTACTCCTGCAGCTTGGCGTTTGCATCCTCTGGCGTTGGGTACGGGCCGTAGCGTCCGTCCCACGTTTCGTTGTAAAACCACCAGCTACCGTCTGGGTCCATGTGGACCGGGTTGTTCTGTACGTTCTGCATGTTTCCGCCCTCAGTTGGTTGGTGTGCGCTCAGTTTACACCTACTGCACAAAGTATGTCAAGTATCCAATCCCAGTTCGCTCTTGAATAGCGAGAGCACTGAGTTCTGCACGTCCTGCTTGCCCTTCAATGCCTGGTACAGGTTCTGTTCCAGCACAGTCGCAGCGATCATCGCCACGGTCATCTTGTTCTTCTGCCCCGGGCGGTTCATACGGTTGTTCGCCTGCTCGAAAATCTCGAGGCTGGTCACCGGCGCGTACCAGATCGTGGTGTCGGCCGCCGTCAGCGTCAGGCCGTGGGCCGTAGTCTGTGGGTGGGCCACCAGAATCCGCGGCGAGGGCGAGTTCTGGAAGTCGTTGAATATCTGCTTGCGCTGCGAGTCGCTGGTGCTGCCGTCTACCGTGGCTACTGTCCACCGCTTGCTGAGGTGGCGGGCCACTTGGTTGAGGGCGTGGGTGAACGGCACGAAGATAATCACCTTGTGCGCCGCCTGCTCGCACAGTTCCTCACACACCTTGAGCCGGTCGGAGCTGTCGATCTCGTAGCCCTGGCCGTGCTCGTCGTACACGGAGCCGACGCACACCTGCAGTAGCTTGAGCATCTTCACGGCAGCGTTGGCAGCGGTGATATCCACGCCCTTGATGTTCGCCACCAGGGTGGTGATCATCGTCTTGTACGCGGCCTGCTGGTCCGGCGACAGGGTGCACGTCAGGGTCTGGAACGTGACGTCCGGCAGGTCCAGGCAGTCTTCCTTCTTGAACCGGATGCCAGGCTGCAGGATGGCGTACGCCTGCTCGAAGGCGTCAGGCTTTGGCACCCACTTGTACTGGGTGATCTGGAGCATCGTCTGCTCCTTGAACTGGCGGAAGTAGTGCGGCTTCACGGCGGTGCCGTGCATCAGCTTGGCCAGACCCCACGCGTCAGTCGGTTCCTGCGGGCACGGCGTGCCAGTCAGCAACCACAGGTAGTCCGTCGGGCGGATCAGGCTGGCCAGTAGCTTGTGCCGCTTGCTCTGGGCGTTGCGGAACGCGCTGGCTTCGTCGATCACCCACAGGTCTATGTCGGTGCGCTTGCGCAGTTCGTCCTCGATGACCTTGAGCCCGTCGTGGTTGATCACGTAAATGTCAGCTGGTTGTGCCAGGGTCCGCAGGCGCTTCGCCCGGTCGCCGTTCAGCACCAGCACGTGCCGCTTGGCCAGTAGGTGGGAGAACACCTCGTTCTCCCACACCGAGGACATGGTCGACTTCGGGCACACCACGATACAGCGCCGCACCTGCTTGTGTTCCATCAGGTAGTCGGCAGCCCACAGCGTGGACAGAGTCTTCCCCGTGCCCATGTCATTCAGGCAGATGGCCCGGCGGTTGAGCGTAAAGAACTCAGCCGTGGTTACTTGATGGTCGAAGGGGCGCAGCGGCGCCCGCATCGGGTAGTGGTAGAAGTAGCGAATGGGGGAGGGTGCGTTGATCCCCAGGTTGCGCAGCACCCTCGCTTCGTCCAGGCCGAACCGCACCTGGGTCACGTTGCCCACGCCTTCCAGCGGGACGACCCGCGAGTAGGGTAGATGGGTCGTGACGCGGGACGGGTCGCGCAGCTTGAGGATAAGACTGTTCGATTCCTTGTGGACTAGCATGTCTCACCAATCAGTTGTAGTTTAGGGCCGGGCTTTCGCCCGTGATGCTCTGTCTTTCCCCGGCGCAAGCTGGGGGTTTTTAATCTCGACGTCGGGGTGCCCGTGGCAACGCGCCACGTGGTGGGTGCACGTGTCCTTGTCGTTGAACACGGCGTTGACCCGCCAGCCTGGGGCGCTGAGCCACTGCCCCAGCATATCCAGATTGGTCAGGTTGACGACCATACTACTGCCGCCGCAACGCTCTGTGTCCTGCAACCACACACGCTGGAGGGCGCTGACTTTCCACACGTTGTCGCGCTTGAACTCCACGCCGCCGAAGTGGCCGTCGGGGGAACGGCAGACCAGATCGTCTGCCCTGCCGTTCTGGCCCATCCCCGTCATGACGGCGCGGTCGTACTTGGCACCGTGCTGCTTGTACAGCAGCTTGGCCTTGTCCTTGACCTTGCCTTCTGGAGTGCTAGCCACTGAACTCCTCCTTGAAGTAGCGCCCCTTGTCCCAGCCTATGTACGGCTTAGGCTCACTGAGTGCGGCCTGGGTGACGCCGTACACCAGCGCAGCTTCGACGGTGCCGAACTCCTGCCTCCACGCCGGCTTTGCGTCGAGGCTCCTTGCGTACCACATAGGTTCGTTGGTGTCCTCGTCCCACCCGTGCCCGACGCAGAACCCCCTGTCCAGATCGTTCCACTCCCAGTCGCCCGTGGCGCGCCGCAGACCGGCCGCATTCAGTAGTGCGCCGGCTCGGTCTACCTCCACCCAGAACGCGTCGAAGTCAGCCTCGCTCTCCCACGACTCCGGGTGGTCCAGCGCCGCCGGGTTGCCAGGATGGGTGCACCACCCACATGGAGGGTTCGCCATAGGCACTTGGCACTGGCACCCTGGGTTCTCCGACTGGCTCAGCTCGACCATTGCGTCCAGCACTTCCTGCCGGAGTTTCATCACCGACGTCCGTTGTGCGGGCAGGACAGTACGTCGCAGTGCTTCCGGCACAGTCCGTTCGGGCGCTCGGGAAACACCCCGCGTCGATACGCGTCACGCAGCCGGTCGTACTTGCTCTGGAACACCGCCCAGATATCGTCCAGTCCGTCGCGCCCCGTGGCCAGCGGCGGGGCGATCTGGTTGTGTTTGAGCCACACGTACCCGCTGCGCACCGTCTCGACGTCAGGGAAGTCGGTAAGCGTGAACCCGTTGTACATCTTCAGCTGGGTCGCGTCGTTCTTGATCTTCTCGTTCGTCTTCCAGTCGAACACCTCGGCGGTGGCGATGTGTGGGTAGACGATCGTCACGTCGATCTTTCCCTGCAGCCAGTTGCCCTTGGCGCCGTAGGTGCTGGGGCTGCGGTCCTTCTTGACGCCGGCCTTGCGCTCCACGTGGATGATCCCGCCGTTCGCCTGCGCCCGCTGGAGTACCCAACCGCCAAGCGGTTGGTACTGCACCATCTCCGGCGGCAGTTGCTGCTGCCCCTGGCTGAGCAGGAACCCTTCCAGTGCCAGGTGCACCTTGTCGCCCCACGCCGCTGCCTCGCCTTGTACGAACTTCACCTCGCGGGTGATGTACTTCGCCTCGTACTGGCGCGGGCACGTCTCGAACACGCTGAGCGAGGAGTGCGACTGCGGGAAGATGAACGGCTCCGGCGGCGTGGCGTCCTTGATGATGCCAGCAGCAGGCGCCACGACCTCGATGGTCAGGCCGTAGGTCTTAGCCACCTCGATCATCTGCGCGGTGCCGCGACTCACGCCGTCCCACATCGCTACCAGCACACTGCCGTCGTGCTCGCTGGCATAGACTGCCATGTCGCCGTTGCGGATGAAGCCAGCACCCTTGTTGGTGGTGCCGTCGGCGTTCTGCCACTTCGGGATGAACTGCTTCACCGGTATCAGGAACTCCGCAGCCAGGCGCTCGCCCAACTTGTCGACGCCCTTGGCCCCGCCGCTGACGATCTCGTCAGGCTTGGGGAACTTCATCACGGCGGCCTTGAGCCGCTCGTAGTCAGCGGCGCTGTCGATGCCCCGCGACCCTACAATAATCATTCGCATGGCAGTTCCTTCGCGCGCTGTGCCAGCCGCTCTGCTTTATCCAGCAACCGCGTGCGGGCGTCGTGGTTCTTCACCAACCCCGCCAGCGACCGCGCCGTTTCCGCCGCTTTGACCAGGCCGATTCGCAGCCTGGCCGCCTTCATATTCACTACCATGTAACCCCCGTCACTTCGCTTCTGAATATCGTTGGCCGATGCCGCCTTCCGCCTTGACCGGGAGCTGCGGCCACCACACCGGTGGCTGGCTCATCACGTCCAGGCAGAACCGCAGGCACTCATCGGCGTCGTCCTCGTCTACCACCAGCACGATCTCATCGTGCACGGTTAGGGCCACACCGACACCCTGCCGGTTGTAGTTGCCCCACTTGCGCTCGCACTCCAGCATCTGGTCGAACACCACGTGCCGCGCGATCCACTGGCACAGGTTCTCGGTGACCGAGCCCCCGTAAATCTTCTTCATCATCCGCTTTTCTTTGTCGTCGTAGACCCACTGCATCTCAGGTCCACGGGCGCCAAAGCCCTCCAGCATTTCCTGCCGAAGGTTCTCGTAGACAAGCGGCATGCGCCCCGGCAGCACAATGCGATTGTGTTCCAGCTGGCACAGGCCCCACTCGTCGATGTAGCCACCGCCGCCCTGGCTCATCTTCACGATGGCACGGCGGCACTTCTCCCAGAACTGACGTACATAGGTGAAGCGGTTGCGGTAGGTGTCCACTGTGCCGTACGCCTCGTCCTCGGTCAAGCGTACTCCACCCATGACCCGCGCCGCGTTGCGGAACGACCCGCCACCAGCCTGGTACTGCAGCTGCAGCATGCCCACCTTGCCGTGCTGGCGCTCCTTCTTGTCGGCCTTGGTGATCGGCCGCCCGTACAGCGTAGACGCGAACGAGGAGTACACGTCGATACCAGCGCGCAGTTCCTCCACGGTGTCGAGCTGCCCGGCCAGTAGGTGGCACACCCGCAACTCGATCTGGCTGGAGTCCGCCACCACCAACCGCTTGCCCGGTGGCGCGACGATCGAGTCCCGCAGCCCGACGACGTGACACCCTGGCACGGAGGCGCCGGTCTGTGGGTGTTTGGACTCGTCGACGTTATAGATTACGCCGTTGGTGTCCATTAGTTGGTTTGTTGCCTTGTTGTACTTGTTAAGCCTAGTGATACCGCCGGGCGTCCAGATCAAAGTGCCGGCCGGACTGCGCGCGTGCACGCCTTTGCTGCCGGACAGGTTCTGCATGTTGATCTTCTGGCTGCCAGCCAGGCGGTGGGTGTGCGTCTTGCCAAAGGCCAGGGCCACCGGCAGCATGCCACGCTCGGCGATGCCCACGAACCGGGCGACGCGGCTCTCTGCCAGGGTGGACTTGACCCCCAGCCGCGCCGCGGCGAGCGCCTGAATCTCCTCGCTGCCCACCGGGTCGTCCGGGTCGTCGAAGTTGAGCAGCTCGTCCATACCCTCGTCGGTCTTGGCGAACGCATACACGCGCACCGGCGTGCCGTCGGGGTTGCGCTTCTTCGGGCTGTCTTTCATCGGCGGCTGCAGGTCGTACTGGTTGGTCAGTACGTCGGCCAGCACGTGGTCCTTACGCAGCAGCCGCTGCACCGCCAGCGTGCGCGCCGCCACGTCGCAGCTCTGCGGCACGTTGAGAATGTCTGCGACCTTTAGCAGCAGTTGCTGCTTGCGCTGCGCCATATCCAACTGCATTTGCTGGAGCAGTGGTAGGTCAAGTGCCAGCTTCGGCTCAGCGAACATGCGAGTGGATAGGTGGGCCAGCTGCAGCTCGCCGCGCGGGATTGCCGGTGCCATGCGCTTGAATAGTTCCCACGTCAGGTCGGCGTCGCCCCAGCGCGGTGAGCCGTCCGGGTTGCGGGCGTACGCCGAGTTGCCACAGTAGGCGCCGTACTCTGCCAGCTCATAGGGGCTGAAGTCCTCGCGGCGTTTGTCCACCGCCTTCAGCACCTCCTTGCCCTTCGGCGGCAGGCCGTACAGCTCACACATCTTCTCCAGGCTCTTGGCCTGTTTGCCGGCGTGCAACGCTCGGGCCATCTGTAGGGTGCAGGCGTACGCCCTGGGGCGAATGCCGTACCGCTCAGTGAGGATCAGGCTGTCGAACTCGGACATGTTGTGTCCGATCGCCATGACGTTGGACCAGTCGACGCTGTGCAGCAGCGCGTACATCTCTGCGTCGGAGCCGGAGTACCACTGGCTTGGCTGGTCGCCCCACTTGAGGGAGAACCCAATCACTTGGAACCGTGGGTCGCGCACGTACTCCTCGGCCGTCATCCACGTCAGCGAATATTCGCCGTTGGCCTTGGTCGAGTAGTAGGTTTCGAAGTCAATGGTAAGTGGTTGCAGCATGTATCCCCCGGGTGCCCGTCGCTAGGACGGGCGGTTGGTTGCGTCAGCCCTCGCTGGCGTGCTTCATCACCAGCTCGAGCATGGGTTTATTGCGGGTCGTCTCGACGTTGTGCACGGTGCTGTTGTCCTTGTTGAACCAGTCGCCCATGCCAAACACGTAGACGTCGACGCCGCGCCGTGCGGCCTCAACCAGCAGGTTGTGGCTGCCCTGCAGCAGGCGTGGAAAATCGCCGGGCACGATGTGCTCGCCGATACTGCCGTGCACGCCATGCTTGTCGAGCCAGTTGAAGAATGCCTCGGCCCGCTTTACGCCGAGGTTCTCTTGGGTATAGCCCAGCTTCGCCTCGGCT